ACCTATAACCTTTTCGATCAACTCATCATTAATTTGTTTTACAAGATCTCTTTCTTTTTTACCTAGAAATAAAGGAGGAGGCGGGGTTGACGGTCTTTTCCATTCATTTGACATGTATTATTACCCCACAAAAATTGGCAGCGGTGTGACCTTCATAACGTTGGTGGCGGCGTCTGCGATTTCTTGATCTTGTTTGGCCAGTGCAACGTATTCGGTTTCTTTCAACATTTCCATTAGTTTTTCTTTAAGTGCGTCTTGTTCTGCTTTTGCTTGCGATAAAAGATCGCTATGATTCAATGTCACACTTTCACCAGGGATTGGTAAAGTTGTAAACTTACCTCGAATTTGACCCAACATTTCTTTACAAAGCGCCAACGCATACTTTCTAATCCACTGTTGTCCAATTGCGTTGATATTTGCAAACGGTATATTGTCGAATGGGAGTGTATTCAGATTGTTGACACCTTCGATGCCTTGATCAGTCGTACCGTCCATTTCATAAGGCTGAAGATCTACATAGAATCTAACCCATATTCGTTCATTTAAGCTATCTCCAAAGCCCCAGTTACTGGGATTGGGATAAAGTCTTAACTTATTATTGATCAATTCAAAAGAATAATGAGAGGTTCGAGTATAAATTGAATCTTCATACGCCATGGCTTGCATTTTATTTTGCCAAGTGGGAATAATTTCAAATGTCGAATCATCTGCAAATTGACCATAGGTGGTGTAGTTTCCTACAACATTCAGACCTCCATAATAACCATAAAACCGCCACATAGCGCGTGGGGATCTATAATACACTTTTGTAATGATTATTCTTTTGCTTCCAACTTTGCCTGAATACGGAACAGCGGTACCGCCGTCATCAACACCAGAAGCAGAAGAAGAAGATATAATATTTTGTAAATCATAATCTTGTTGATCAGTAACCGGCTTGAACGATGCTGAATATTGTGGAACGGTGCCGCCCATTCCACCGGCGGCGGCAGCGGCATCTCCTACGCGCTTTGAATATCCTAAAGAATGACGTGGATATTTAAGGTTTGAGCCGCTGGGTCCTGATTTAATCTCGCCTCTACTGTTAAATGAAGCTGTAGCAGAACCTAAAACATTTGATAAAACACTTTTACCCTGGTAAAGGTTTACAATATAAGAATATTCTAGAACAGCTTCTTCATAAGCAGCGTAAACATTGCCTGGTGTAAGTTCAACGTCAACCACATCACCACCAAGCTTCTTATATACATAAGCAACTTGTTCAGAGGCGCCGGTAATAAACGGCGCGGAGCCAGTATAAATACCAAATGGCAGCGCTGCCGCAACTTTAGCAGTGCTTCCTGTGGCTGTTAATACTATGGCACTACTTTGAGCTGCTGGGTTTAAATTGGTTGGCATGCATGCGTACTCCTACAACGTAAATAGTAAGTTGCGGAACAAAACCCCAGGCAAACTGAAGCCAATTTTATGCTGTAGTGTCGACTATTTTGTTTTATCTTGTTCTGCGCGCAGTCTTTCTGGTTGTCTTTTTCGGTGTCTTTTTCGGTGTCGAAGTCGCAACCTTCTTTGCTTTTGTGGCTTTTGCTTTTGTGCTCGCCTTGGTTTTGACTTCTTTAGATACCAAAGTCACTTCGGGTATTGTTTCTTCAACTACTTCTTCAACAGTTTCGGTTTCGGTTTTGGTATCGGTGACCGTATCGGACAATTCCATTAAAAGTTTAGCGCGGGGGTGCGTCTTATGTTTAGAATTAAACTTAGAAGCAGCGCTTTTTAGTCTTCTTTTCTTTCCCATGGGGAACTCCTATCTTATATAATAAATAGTACTAATTTAACAAAACCGAAAATCTCAAAAAATTGGCGGCAATATTTTTTGACAAATTGGTTTTTTTAGTTTCTCTTTCCAAAAAACCCCCAACCGATTGGAAGGGGGTTTTGAAAGATAGCAGAATAGCCTTATTCTTCGTAGTCGCCGTCAAAGATTTCTTTAACGGCCGCGGCTAACTCGGCGAGATGTCCTAACATATCCTTGTTTTGTTCTAAAAGGTGTCCAGCCACTTGCTCCAAATAATCTATCCTATCTGTCAACAACCAAGAAGCGCGATCTTCTGGATCGGTGCTTTCTGCATCATTATTTATAGGTTCGGCTGGAAATATATTTATAGGTTCGGACATTTGTTCTCCTAGTGTTCCGGTTTACTTTAATATAACAGGTTAAGCTTAACTTGTCAACAAAAAAAACCCCCAATCCGAAAAAAGGGGGCTTGAATTTGTTGATTAATAAGCGTTAGCTATTAGATCTGTGCATCACCAAATGGTGTTGCGCCGGCACCAGAACAGATAAGATTACCGGAAACTGCCCAGCATTTAGCTGCCGATGAATCTAAAATAGCAACAACTTCAATTATCGATCCTGCCGCTGCACCGCCTGTTGTAGTAGCGTTCAGAGTAATGAAATCATTATTTCCGTCAGTTGCTGTTGAGAATGTATCAGTTTGGTCTGCGGTTGTATTCGTCAGCGTCACACCGCCCAAAAACCCGTGATCATTTGTAGCCGCTTGAATGACATGATCTGCGGTGTTTATAATTGTTTGAATAAAGGTAAAATGCATCCCCAACTTTGGGGCTGGTAGTGTGAAATTAGATGCTGCTGCTACGTTAAATATACAATAAGCGCCTGAATCCGCTGCTGTTAATGTGGTAGTTCCACCACCACTCAGTACTACTTGCTTTCTAAAGCCCTTGAGGGTTGTGCCTGCCCCAAAAGCAATCTCTCTCTTCAAATTCTCTACTAATGCCTCGATTCTTGCGAGACCTATTCTTTTCGTTCCCATAGTTAAAAACCCTCCTTTTATAATCATGTCCCTGTATCGGCCTATTTCAACAATACTAGGGGGTAGCTCTAAGTCTACCCGATAACTTTGGTTTGAACTTTTAAGTTCACCTATAAATAGTCTCATAAAAATGAAAGCCCCCCTTCCGAAGAAGAGAGGCTTAACATTTATATCGAAGTTGTTCTAACTAAAGATTAGCTAGTGGCACCAGCCTCACCTTCAATACCTCGTACAACCACAAGTCCGTACATATCGGGACGAACCATCTTCTTGGCGTACCGAGTCATCACGCCCTTGCGGGGCACGAAGTCTTCGGGTCCGAAGATTGTGGGTGTAGTCTGTAGTGGTACGTATGGAGCGTACACATATCCAGACTCAAGGAAGGAGCCTCCACGGCGACCAACCAAGACAACGTTACGAAGGAAGTAGGGATCTACAATCACATCGAACTTCTTGGAAAGACTACCGGTCTTGAGAGCACCAATAGAGCCCTTCTCGTCATCACCAGTGACGGAAGCACGGAATCCAGCGGTAAACTCAAGAATGTTGGCAATTTCAGGTCCGCAGACGACGAAATTAGCGCCACCACGTAGAGTCTTACGGTGGATTTGAGCAGATACGTCATTAATGGTTTCGACAAGAGTCTCATACCATTCACTGACTGTACCTGTGAAGTCGGGTGCAGCTGAGCTGGCTCCAACTTCAGTACCGGTCGTGCGGTTCAGGAACATTCCTGGGGAGCGTGACCAGTAGTAAGTACCAGCGGTTGCACCGTTAACGAGGTCCGCAAGGATCTCACGGTCAATCTCAAGAGCGATCTGCTCGGAGAGAATGCTGGTAAGCTCGACTTCGGCGTCAAGGTTGTGATAGGCGTTTAGATCCTGTCCCAACTCTGGCGTCCACTTAGCCTTGAGCTTCTTGGTTTGTGCTGTGACAGCCACGGAATCGACCTTGATGTCGATTTCTGGAATCATGTCGTTTCCTTCAAGAGCCCAGGTTGCGGCACCCACAACTGAACCAACTGCGTTACTGGCGTTGAAGTTATCCTTCAAGGGGTAAATTACAGTCAGATTGGCTGAACCCTTAGTCAAGTTACTCATATCAACTGTAGTCAAGAAGTACAGTTGGAGACTTGCGCCATCTTTTGAACCCGTAAAGTGGGTCAAACGACGAAGTTGTTTCGCGTTGGCAGATGTAATCGCTCCAGCGGTATCCATAATGCCATTCAGCCCGTTGGTGCCCGCGATGGAGCATGACATAGCGCCCAAGTTTTCAAAGTCAGCATTTGCATTTAGACCTGATCTTGGAACATCAGCACGGATAACCCAATATCCAGTTGTAGAACCACTCAAACTTAGAACGTCTGGGTCGTACAGAAGCGCCTTCTTCTGGGCTGCAGAAGCGCCAGAAAGAGAGTGCTGTGAAAGGCTAATGTTGCTTGAACTAACAGCAGCAGAGCCAGTTGGACTACCGTAGGCATAGCCTCGGGCGCCCACAGTACGCGGACCAGAAAGATCTTCCTTAAGAGTGGAGCCAACTAGATCGACACCGCCAGTAATCTGGCTACCTACTCGGTTGGTGCCGTAAATTGACTTATCACGGAAGTTTCCTAGACGATCCGGCTCTGTAGTAGAGCCGATATCTTGTGAGAACACAAAATCTAGGAAGAAGATGAGACCACTAGGTAGACTCATTGGCTGAACGGAAACGAGATCGTTTGCGATCAGTCCTGCAAAAACTCGACGGACGATGGGGAATGCGACGGCGGCAAAACCTTCAACATCACCAGCGGCCATACTTGAGCTTTCACGAAGCAGCTCTTTGGCTTGATTCTCCAAGAGACGAGCCATTGATTGCTTTTTACGGTCATCCTCAAGTCCTTCTAGAAGACCTGTGCGCTCCCACTTTGATAACAAAGCGTGACCTTCGGCGCGCATATCACGATTGATAACTCCTTCGGTCAATCGTTCGATGATACCAGCCATATTTTAATACCTCCTTATAGTATTAGTATTAATTTTACTTAATACCTGCTAGTTTTTTCATCCTATCCAAATGAGGATCGGATGATGTGCTCTCTTGACGAGTAGCACGGATTACAGAAGAACGACGGGTGATGGCCTCGCTCAGTGATTGTGGGCTGCGTTTAGGAGCAGCCGCCACTGTGCTTTGAAGCGTATCATATATTGTCTTTGCTTCTGCGACAGAACCAGCATTAGAAATCGATTCGACAATTCTTTCTTTTTGTCGCTCATTCAAGGAGATATTCCTAAGAACACGGTTCGTGTATAGTAAACGCGCATTTGACAAATTGGTTTCAACCAAAGTTGATTTCAATTCACCAAGCGCTTCTTTATATTGTAAAACTTGTTGTTTGAGTTGTTTGTTTTCAAAAGTCAACTCTTCTGCTGCCTTTCTCAAAGGCTCTAAATCTTCTAGCTGTTCAGTACTGCGACGGCGGGAGAGTTCCTTTTCCATTTCATATTTGGTACTCTCGGCGGAACGCCCTGCCCAGCCAGCAAGTTGAGCACTCATATCTACTGTAAGCTTTTCCATAATGGCGTCAACGAGTTCATCTTCGTTAATCTCGAAGGGTTTATTTACAGCCGTATCAATTACAGAACTATCGTCTTCATCGAGTTCTTCGGCCTCTTCGGCCGCTTGTGTCATGGGCTCGTCTGTGTCGCCGTCGTCATCAAGATCTAAAAAGTCAGGCTTTGCTGCCTCTTCGAGAGTCTCGCCAGAAAGCAATGCCGTCAAATCTTCTTCAGTAAGCTCAATCTCTTCGGATGCATCCATCTCGCCTTTAAGTTCTTGAATAGCTTCTTGGAGCGCGCCCAGATTAACGTTAAACTCTACCTCTTCGCCTTCTTCTGGCATATCTTCAAGGTTCTTACCTTCCTCATCGCCAAGATTATCAGTTGCAGCAAGTGGGATTCTATCATCAGTAAGATCACGGGAAGGCTCAGGAGCTTCGGCGGGTGGCGCCAAATCGGGCATTCCACCAAGACCAGCGCCAAGGTCGGCCCCTAGCTCATCTTGCTCCAGCAAGTGCTCAATGGTTTGTTTTACCTCGTCAGAATACTTGTCAACAATGGCAGCTTCTGCGTTTTTAAGGGCCGCTTCTTTTAAAGCCTGGGCATCTACGATAGCTTCTTTGAGCAAATTGGACATAAGTGTCTCCTAGAAAGATAGTTGTTCAAAATAAATAGTATTTTATGTTCCAAAACACCTGTTTTTATCGCATACCTGCGCCGACAACATCACAAGCTACAGCATATAGTAACTTACCGTCCGACGCAGAAGAGCTAACGCGCACCCAATTCGTCCCATCCGAACTGGTAAGTATCATATTAGCATTACCAACGGCGACCATGGTGGTGTTGTCAGTAGCAACTGCTTGCAGGTTTGTTGTCCCCACCACACCAGGCACAGTAGAAGCGGTGAAAGCTTGCCCATTGCTGCTATATGCTATTCTTCCTGTCGCACCGACGGCAACCCATTTGTTAATTTTTCCGGCGACGTAACATATCCCAAAAACATTGCTCGTCCAAGGATAAACAGCCTGTGTAACTGATCCAAAATTATCATCACTATAATACACTTTTCCTGTTTGTCCAACAGAGACCCATCGCGATGTACCATCATACGCTATAGCATTGATTGTTGAAGCAGCGCTGGCGCCCGTATCACCCCAATCGACTGCGTTGCTAGCAGTAAAAAACGATCCATCTTCATAGCCCATAACCCAAAAATCAGTAGTTCCACCTTTATAAGCAATCGCGCGGGCATTGCTGTTCACTGTGAATGATGGAGGAGCTACTTCAGCCCAAACCGCGGCGCCGTCCGAGGAAGACATCATAGGAGAATATATACCACCGCCAACGGTGCGTTTGCTTCCAACCGCAAACCAATTTCCGTTGCCCCACGCAATAGCGGGCCCACCGTTATTTCTGGCTATATGATTTTGAGGCCAGTTTACACTAGTCCATTGGGCCGAGGCGTCGAGGCTACCAGAGTTATTTCCATAACGAACATCGACACCAGAGGCGCCGGCGTATATGACCCACCTCTTGTTTCCGCTAGCGTCCTCTCCTATTGCTAAATCAGTATGCACCTGGCCCCCAACATCAACCAGTTCAGAGACTGACCCAGAAGCAAAGGTAGCCGAGTTGCTTTCATATATCTTACCGCTAGTGGTGGTCATAAACCATCTTGTGGCTTGTCCTTGTGGCACTGTTACACCGCCAAATTTAGAAACGTTAACTTTGGTGATTCCATCTAACTTTGAGACACCATCGATATCGACTCCACTCACCTTACTAACAATAGACATTAGGATCTCCTATTCCTTTGTATTAATTAGAATATCCAACTGAAAACGCCGCGGCTTCTCTGGGGTTTTATATTATATAATTAGAAATGGACATCTTTTGGCTTAGGCCAATTCCAACCAATCCCCACTTGGATTGAACCAAATAACATTTGACTGATCTGTGCAATGCCCCACTACTCTAACTACTTCACTCGAACCGGATGGCGCGACTGTGTTTATTTTACTAGCAGCAATACTCATATAACACACTCTTCCGGCAGAGAAATTCTCCAAGTTCGTGTGTACATCGAAAAATCCGCGGATCAAAAGGCCAGGCCAAGTTGCGGTCCCATCTGAAGTTGTGATAGCAAGACCTAACAAAGCATCAGCACCATTAAGAGAGGTGCTGGCGTCTGTACCTGTCCAAGTGCTGCCACTGAGATAATACATCTTGCCCGCTGTTACAGAACCTGATCCAAACAACACTACATCACCGCCGCCTGTATCGTTATCCAAGGAGCCAGTTGGATCCCATCGAACATCCAATTTTGTAAGAGGATCGATGGTTCCTAGACCAATATTGGCAGTCGCGCCGTCGATCGTCAATGCGGTTGTCGCTACGCCGCCCGGCTTTGTTTGGAACTGAATATCATCATTATTAGATTCATTCTTAATAATCATCGTTTCAGCAGCATTAAAGAAGATACTACCCACATCGGTACCATCGTTTTCAAACACAATTTCTCTTGTCTCAGACGCTCCCTTGGCAATTCTTATTGCCTCAGTTGCCGTACCTGAAACATGTAATGAATTAACTTTGGTATCTCCAGCAGTTAAAGTGTTTGAGCTTGTGATGTCTGAACCTGAAACGATCGTGCCACTAACCGTATCTATATAACCAGTACCATCAATCCATATATCTTTAAATTCTTTAGCGTCGGAACCCAAATCAATATCATTATTTAATGTCGGAAGAATTGCGCCGTCTATGATTGAAAGTTGATCGGTGCCATTTATATCAAAAATGTGTCCTGCCGCATCATTAGCGCGGTATTCAATTTGGCCGTCAGCCGTTAGATTAACATCAGCGGCAGTGCCGGCAGCATCAACAGTTGTGACATTCAGAATACCGTGGGTGGCGGCAGCAATAGTAACTGTGTCGCTGGTTGATGGCGTCATGACGATTGAGTCGTCTGTAAGAACGAGAGTTCCGGCAGTAAAGTTGTTTGCGGTCACCGTACCAACGAATGCTCCATCGCGATTTATATTAAGATCGCGGGCGCCGTGAATATCGTTCGATGCAGAAAGATCGTTTGTGGCCTTAATGTCACGAACAGCTGTTATGTCTCTATTGCAAAGAACATCGCGATTAATCGCGAAATCATTGGAGCCACTTATATCACCTGTAACTTTAAGAGTATTGGTGCCAGTGTATATGAACGTAAAGTTGGAACTTGCATGCAACACAGAGCCACTTCTAAACTGTACTTGCGAGTCAGAGCCGGCCGGCGTTGCGGTTGCGGTTACATCAGTAAGGTTCGAGCCATCTCCAACAAAATAGCTAGCCGTAACCGTACTACCAGTTATGACACCAGTAGATGTTATGCGGCCTTGGAGGTTGGGCCCGATAGCCAAAGATCCGCCTACAAAAGGGCCTGAACCAGAGACGCCGCCTCCACCAGCAGAAAGGAGATTTACAGAGAAAGTCTGACCAGGAGCATTTATATTCCCGGCAGGATCCATGGTCACATTTGACCCTGTTATAGCTTTACCTGAAGTGCCGTTAGCAACTATAAGCGACCGATCAACTGCGCTGTCAACGCCTGTTACATTACCAAGACCTGTGAGGTTGGTGCCATCACCAATAAAATAGCTAGCCGTAACCGTACTACCGGTTATGATACCACCCACGACCGTATCTATATAACCAGTACCATCAATCCATATATCTTTAAATTCTTTAGCGTCGGAACCCAAATCAATATCATTATTTAATGTCGGAAGAATTGCGCCGTCTATGATTGAAAGTTGATCGGTGC